CCCAGAGCCGCAAGGCTCTGAGGTGCAAACCTAGGCGGGACCGTTAGGTTACGGTCCGACACCATTTTTGTTTACGTGGTGTTCATCCTGCGCCTGCGAACCTAACTGCATTCGCAAACGGAGGGTTACGCAATGGACGTACTTTATACAGCGCCCGAACCTGTTATCACCCCTTATGAGGTGTGGAACAGATTTGATCCGGGCGATCCTTATCACTTTGCCGACTCCAGTGCTAAAACAACTGATAGCGGCACCTCACTCGTAACCAAGCGCGTAAAAACGCTTGATTTTCGACGGCGTGTTCGAAAAGGGGAGTTAATACCCCATACTTATTTCGAGCAAACATACGACCGGCGTACATTCCAGTCCGAAAATACTGGATTCGTCTATTCTGTTGACGGATCTTCGTATTTTGAAAACCGGATTGGTGCCGGATGGTTTGGGATTGATGTTTTCCCTCCATCGTATGTGCCAGAGGCTGTGAAAGAAAAGTACATGACGTCATACGCAACGGACCTTGATATTCAGGTCCAAGCCGCTGCAGAGAAACTCTACAGAGGTTTTGATGCGTTGACATTCGCTGCCGAAATGAGACGACTCGTGACCATGTTGCAAAACGTGATCCCGAAGATTCTCGATTTTTCCACCCGACTACCGAAAGGCTATGATATGGCCAATCTGTGGTTGGAAGGCAGGTACGGATGGCGTCCATTGATGTTAGATATTAAGGCGATCCATGAGACCTTTTCCGGAGCACGTGCGCGAGCGCGCATACTTTCGGAAAGAGCAGGTTTCATGACTTACGCCCAAGAAGATTATGCGCCATATGAGTTCTTTCGAACTTATTGGGGTGATTCCGTTTTAACGGGGACCACCTATATGCGCGCCAAGGTCGAAATTGGAGTTCGCGGCTCAGTTGCCGCTCAATTTGCAACTCCAATGCCAGTCACCCTCAATCCCGCATTAACGGCATGGGAACTTACCCGGTTTTCCTGGGTGTTCGATTGGGTTATAGATATAACAAGGTGGCTGTGCAGTGTAAGTCTGATCTATCAAGCTCAGGCTGTAACTTCGTCCTCAGGGTTGTATTGTCGAATTGAGGCTGTAGCAGATGTTGAATTTACTGCTACTGGCCATGGAAGGTTTAAAAACCCTTCCCATCAAGGCAGTGCTACCCATTGGTTTAATCTTCGAACCCCCCGTAGTATTCCGCAGTCTCCTTTCCTCCATTTGAATCTGGACATAGCAAAGCTTATTGATTTACTTGCTTTGTTAATACAGTTCAGAACGAAAGGCGGGAAAACTTGGAAATAACTTAACTTAGGAGAACGAGACATGGCAGCAATGTCAACTGTACTCAAACTGCATAACACTGGCAACAACCTTCGCATCTGGACTGCGCCTGGGCATTCCGTGCTGAAACCGGTAACGGTAGAACAGCGACGGACCGAGGCAACGTCTCCAGACGGCACTAACGTCGACAAAGTTATTTGTCGTCAGGGTGTCGTCGACGCGGCTGGTGCTATGCTCCCGGAACCCTTTGCTATTGACGTAACGGCTCGCCGGCCTGTTTCGGCCGTACAAGCAGATATCGATGCAAATATTGCTCTGTTCCGTGACTTCGTCGCGAGCGACGAATTCGTGGATATGATCAATGCTCAGGCTTTTATTGCTGAGTAATGCATCGACTAAGCTTATATGCGAGGGTCGTCCATTGTGCCGTTTATACTTGGCACTGCGTCGTAAGGAAACGATGCATGGGCGCCCTGTGGAGCGATTGGCTTTGTGCTCGTCGCTTCACTAGTCGTGTGATATCGATAGTAAGGGGAGGTTTTTCATTATGGAACCGCAAGAATTAGCATTTGTATTATGCATGCAGTTCGCCCGGGAGTGGGAGGGAGTGATCCCTTCCGACTTGTGGAAGCGTGTCACCGGTTTAATCCGGAACCGCGATCACAAGAGTTTAGCTTCCATTCGTGATGACATGGCCAGTGAGCAATTGTATAACACGCTCGAGTGCCAACGTTTTCTAATGCAGATATCCGCCTTCTTCAAGAAGAACGATATATATGCTGACGAAAACGCCTGTACCTTAGCGGCGGTGCAAACCTTTCAAGAAGGTGAGCGTCGTTGTGCCGTAACTAATGCGAGAATATCCGCATTAAGCGACCGGTTTGATAAAATCGAATTCGGTCGTTACGGTTTGGCTCATGAAGTTGGGGATGAGTACTTACCCCAGCTCGTTAAAGCCAAGAGGTGGATCGCCTATGTTCTTGGCGATTTTAAGGATTTAATCGATAGTATTCCTTATCGGTTAAAAGTCACAAGTGGAGCATCGGCCGATCGATTCCGTAAGGATGCGGCGCCTATCCTGAAATTATCTGGACAGGTGTCGTGTTCAACCAGTTGCCGACCTTATGTCGACTGCCTAGCCAAATTTTTCAATATAGATATGGCTGGGGTTGATGTAAAAGAAATCAACTGGAATCGGGTCGACTTGGTACCGAAAGACTGGAAGACACATAGGACTATTGCCATGGAGCCTTCGGCGAACTTGCCGTTGCAGCTCTCAGGTGATGACTATGTAAAAGACATGTTGAAAAGTAAAGTCAACATTGATCTGTCAGACCAGTCAGTAAATCAACGATTAGCCCAGGAAGGGTCCGTGCATGGAAATTACTGCACAATTGACCTTTCGAACGCCAGTGATACGATAGCACTGGATTTGGTAGCAATCCTGCTGCCTCCAGAATTCTTTCGTTTCTTCATGGCTGTTCGCTCTCCGGGTTATCTCAGCGACACACCTATTGGTTTTGGTGTGTACAACAAATTTAGCTCCATGGGTAATGGGGCAACGTTTGCGCTGGAGACGTTGATATTCGCGTCACTTTGCCACGCCGCGGGTGCTCAAAAGGTGAGCGTCTACGGCGACGACATAATCGTGGAAAATGAAAAATACCATGATGTCGTGGCGCTACTTGCGTTTGCCGGCTTTGAGGTGAACTCCTTGAAGTCCTATCATACCGGTTCTTTCCGCGAAAGTTGCGGCGGGAACTACTATGATGGCGTGGATATAACTCCTTTCAAAGTAAGATGCTACCCATCTAATAAATCTGAATGGGTGCACTTAGTTAATGGGATTGTGTCCATTGGCAAACCAGGGGGCTTGCTATGGGAGACCGCTGCGAAGTTGATAGCGGAAAAGAACCTCCCAATAGGTCCCATCCAGGAGAGCACGGATACGTGGGTGAATGTTGATGCCCACAATGCGTACAATCTTGGACGTAGCAAATGGAATAAGCACTTACAAAGCATGCAGTGGCAGGGGTTTAAACCCGTACCACAGCCAAGGGATCCAGCTGAAGAGAAGCAGATAGAACGCTTCTTGAAGTCGGCTCCTGGGTATATGCTTTGGTCTCTCAGTAGTGCACAAAGATCTTACGAGATCCATGGACTTATCGAAAATTATGCAGTCACTGGCCGTTACCCTTTCTTTTTGAGGGAATTGGCTATAAGGGCGCATGATGATAAGTTGGAACCCAACATTAGAATAGATGTGGTTCCTGCTACTGATAAAAATAAAAATGAGACAGAAGTGTGCAGCACGGTGATACGAACGGTACCGCCATCTAATCGCCAAAAGATTAGGCGAAGGTGGGTAGTGTGGTATCCTCCATGCTACAAGTGCCACCCCTATATTTACTTATGGGGGGAGTATTTGACAGATTTGCGTAAAACGTAAACTCTCTCAAAATACTTGGTAGTGAGAAG